TAAATATTTATCTCTCTGAGTCATGGTTTCACCGGAATATATAATAATGTCAGGAACACACCTAGCATAACCCATAGTGTACTGAGGAATTTCAACTGTCAAAGAATTATTGTAACGCATATTTTGCATAACAACAGGCTTCATAGTACCCTGTTCAGTCGAAACATAATTTGAGGTAGGAATCTCATAAACAATACAATCCTGTTCACCAGGTGGACCAGTCAGTAAAGCGGCAGTAGTATTTGTAATAGACACAGCATCTACAACCTCATAACCACTAGCGCTGGAAACTGATTGACTATAAAGTCCAAAATCAATCACATCTCTAATCCTGACACCTCCTCTGGACAAGCAATAACAAGAACCAATGATGGAATAGGAATCAGCACGAAAATTCTGAACACTCATAGCTCCGTTAGAAGCAATAATTGCATCAGGAATAATAGTGACCTCAGATTTATTTAAATTGAAAATGGTACCAGGTAAATTACCCACAGACGATTGAGAAATAGGATTAAAGCGTCTAAGAAACGGTCTAAAACTAGTGATTTTCTCACCAATACATAAAGAGGTAGAAATCAAAGGGTCAGTAGAAACAACACTATTACCAATAGTAGCTCTTAAAATCTTAGAATCATTAGATCCAAAGCCAGACTGTGGAGTCATAACTGTAGGAGTAAATTCAAAACCACCAGGTACTGAAAGCTCAAAATCATCACCTCCACTAGCCTCTGCTAAAACAGTAACATAATTAGAGACAGTGGCAGGAGCAATCAAAGGATCAACAACTGAAACAACAACTTTGCCAGTAGTAGTATTACCACCCTGAGTATTTAGCCAAGGTGTTCGAGCAATATAAGGAATAATTAACTCAACTTCACTGCTTTCTCGAATATCAACTATAACTCTATTGACATAAGCTGCATTACCAGCATAATAATTCTCATCTTGGGGATAAAAAGCAAAAGACAATCTACCACTGTGGAATTCAGTTTTAACAAATTTAAACTTAAGTTTTATACTGCCTCTCCACATAGTGAAAAAAGTTGCAAGAAATGCTACAGGTGTGAACTGTAAAAACCCACCCGCTAATTCAGAAAAAGTTCCAGGACGAACATCAATAGTCATAATGGTAGCATCAACAGCTGAAGTAAGCTGCCAATTCGCTTGCTTAAAATAAGCGTATTTCCTGGCAATATAAGAAAAATCCATCTCATCATATTGTGTACCAGATAAACCCTCTAAACTAGTAACTCCTGGTTTGGATAACAAAGCCAAAGGTCTAGCGTCCGAATCTCCATCAACAGTTGAATGATTAGATGCATTAATCAAAGAAATTTTAGATGCTGAATCTCCTTGAATTGGTTTAGAAAAACCAAAAATAGAAGCGGCACCAGCCATACGTTCAGCAACCCAAGACACATCATTACAAATGCTTCCTATAAGTGGAATAGAAGAAAATTCCTTAAATCCTCTAGAAACTGCTGAAGCAACAGAACTAATTGGACCGTTGTTTTTATTACTGATTTCTGCCTGTCGGTGAT